TTCTGCTGGGAAACAATCAATAATATGACACCCGTACCGCTCAATATCATCTGCTTCAGCTTTCTTAAATGCCTCTACCGCATCATCAAGTTTGATATAAATAGCCATCATTTACCCTCCTGTTCCATGCCTCAATGGCTTGTTCTTCCGTATCGTAAATATACACACCACCCAAAATCCCGCCATCGCACTCATAGCTTGCAATCGGGCATTCCGGGTTGTCCTCGTGAGCATGGTGAAGCATAAAGCCAAGCCCACTATAGGGATGAATGCTAACTTTACCGCCACAAAACGGGCACGGTTTCAGTTCAGCCATCCTTCTTGCCCTCCAATCTGTTCAAAGTAAAACTTGATCGGTTTCTCGTGCTCGATAACGTTGCCGTAGGCAACTCCCACCTTGTAGATGTAGTTCTCCCTGAGTTTGCGCGGGATCTCCTCGATATAGCGCCGGAATGTCTCCAGCGTGTTTGCCCGCTTGTAGTGGTTGCACATCCGGCAGGCAGGCATGAGGTTTGAAATATCATCTGTTCCGGCTTCTTCAATATCCCACGCTCGCAGCGGCTGGAAGTGGTCTACCTGCATGTCTCGGATATCGATAGACCGTCCGCAGTAGGCACAGTGGCCGTCATACTTCGCATAGACCGCTTCCCGTTTTTTCTTACTGAAGCTCATCCCTTGCCCTCCATTTCCTGAATCGCCCGCTCGGCTTCGGCGCGCGACAGAAATACGGTTTTTCCGAATTCTTGCATCGGGATGTCGCACTCTGTTGTGCGAATCATGTGTATATGTCCATCGACATCGTCCCCACGCACTGCGGACGGATGCCCGCAGAAGAATGTCCGAACTTTTGCGCTATACAATTTTCTCACAGTGCCTACAATCCACACCGTATCGCCCACCTTGCACGGCAGCACGACCACGCGCCCGTCCTTGTCGGCCTCGGCAAGCTCGCGGAGGCGGTCAATCGGCAAACCTTCGAATTCCGTGATCTCCGAAATTGCCTTGCCCATCATGGACAGTTTGAGTGCCTCTACGCTTTCCGGGTACAGTCCCGTGTCCTCGTAGGCTGCAAGTCGATCAACAAAATCCGCCTGGTACTGCACTCCGCTGAAATTTACCCGCCAGTATCCGTCTTTGAAATAAGTCAGTCGTTCCATGTCTCTTCCTCCACATACCGCCAGCTCTGCGGCGGGCGGGTGATTGGCTTGGGTTTTACCTTGAGCGCTACCTCTACCTCATTTGGCACAGCGTAAAATTCCCGCAGTTCGCGCGGGGTATCGTAAATCCTGAGATTGGATATGTGCCAGCCGTAGCCGGTGGCAGCTCCGAGATACCGGTGCAGCTCCGCAGGCTCTAGGCAGGTTGGCCGCGCAGCATCCGACGGGATCCTTCCCGCGCCGTTAATGTTGATGATCTGATCGCACAGAAATTCCCCGATAACCTTTTGCCGCTTATCCCATAAGCCAGTGGTCGGCGCTTTTTCCGTCTTTATGAAAACCGGCTTGCCGTGATACGTCTCTCCATAATTCTCATCGCCGTCTTTCATAATGGTGAGTAGCTTTTCCTCCGGTTTTGTGCAGTAGATATAGCACTTAAACGGCGTATCCATCTTCGGGCGCGTCTTGCGCACCTCGATCGTTTTCTCACCGCTTATGATCTTCTCGCACCACTTCGGGCGGATGCTGATTAAAACAGCTATCATGCTTGTCTCCTTCCTCCGGCGCGTCCGGTAGTTTGTGTTATGTCCAGTTTCTGAAATAGACGCACCCGGTAACAGAGTTTTCCACACCGTTCACAGATTGCGTAATTTGTGTGATACTTCCCACCGTGCCGGTTGCTTCTGCGGCGTGTTACCTGCACATACGTATACTTGTCCAGCTTGTGCAGACCCATGCGGCAAAGAAGGGGGCTTTTCATAAATCCACCTCCGGTGCTTCCGGCGGCGGCATCCAGTGAGTAATCAAGTTCTGCGGTACCTCCCAGTTATCGCACGTCCATCCGTCGCTCGGAAAGTATCTTGCCATATCTACAATCGAGCCGCCCGCGTCCCGAAAAGCAACGAGATATTTGCTGAGACGGTCTATTGGCAGTCTGTCCTCCACGCTGATCCACTGCGGCACCTTCTCCCGCAGCGCCGCATTCTCGGCGGTCAGGCGCTCGATGAGCCGATCCGCCGCAATGCTTTTAACCGTCTCGTAGCACTCACAGCCAGTGGCGCTACTCTGCGCCATCGGCTCGCCGCATTGTCTGGAGCACGCAAAAAAATGGATGCACTCTTCACAGGCTCTTTCAGGATTTTCTTTAGGTGGCATTATTCTCCTCCCTCCAAATAGTCATTTGCTCCATGTCCGGTTCCTTTTGACACCGGCCCCAGCAGCCTATCCACGGCTGCACGCTCCATCGGGTTCAGTTCGTCGTGGTGCCCCTGCACGCCGTAGCCGGGCTTTGCAGCGCGGCCAAGCGCCGCAGGGCGTGTGCTGGCCTCTTTCAACCAGTCAAACACGATCCCCTTGTAATTTGCGGCCATAGAGCGGGTTATCACGTCGATCATTGCAGCCTCGCCGTATTCCTCCGCAGCCTTTGTGATCTGCGTAACAAGGCTTTGCAGGCCGACAGGCTTATACTCCTCCCGTCGTTCTCCCTTGTATGCCACCCATTTTTCAACGGATTCGCGCAGTGTGGGGGGTAGGGGGGAAAGAATACTGTCCATGTCCATGTCCTTGTCCTTTTCCTTTGTCCTTTTCCTTTGTCCATAGCTTTTTTTGCTTTCCTCGGAAAGCATTTGCTTTTTTTGCTTTTCGTTGCTTTCGTCAAAAGCATTTGCTTTTTCGGATTCAGGCCGACCGCCCTGCTTTCCTGCCTCGCTTCTGGACGCGGAGACGGCCTTTTGCGCCGCTACGGATTCGTCAATGTCCCGTCGAATCGCAGGCCAAATGAAACGTTCACTCCCGCTGAACTCTGGCTCTGCTCCCGACTCGCGATAATCCATCGCGGCCAGCACCAAGCGCCCCACCTCAGCGGCACTGTACGCCTCGAAATAGCTCCTGTAACTCAGCCACAGCTTGACGTATTCCCTTTTATCTCCCATCCGTCAGCCCTCAGAACGGAAGCTCGTTTTTGTCGCCGATCTCCATCTGCGGCATATCCGGCGCAGAGAACGGAACCGGCGTTGTGCTCGGCAGCGGCTTGAACTCCGAAGAGGCCGGTGCAGCGGCAGAAGCATTCTGCCCGTCCCGCTTGCTGTCGCCGAAATAAACGCTTTCTGCGACGATCTCGGCAGTCTTGCGCTTGTTCCCGTCCTTGTCTTCCCAGTTGCGGATCTGCAAGCGGCCAGAAACGACAGCCATGCGGCCCTTTGAGAAATACTTGCTGACGAACTCAGCCGTGCCGCGCCATGCGACGATATCCACGAAGTCCGTTTCCTTCTCCGCGCCCTGCGCCGCGAAATCGCGGTCGCAGGCAAGCGTGAAGGATGCAACGGAGTTTCCACTTTGCGTCTGCCGAAGCTCCGGGTCACGGGTCAGGCGGCCCATCAGGACGATTTTATTCAGCATTTGCGTTGCCCTCCATGACCTCACCTGTAGTCTGGTCAACAGGCATATTGTCTACCATTTCCGCATCTGCGACAACAGTAGGAACGCTGAACATATCGTCGCTGATCTCCGTCTTGACTGTGCTGTCCTGTGCGATCTGCCGAACAAATTCGGACTTCATCGGCGCGTATTTAAGAACCTTTTTCAGGACAGTCTTCTTCGCCATTTCCTCGAAATTGGTCTGCCACGGGCCGGAGCCGTATGCCTTGCTGTACTTCTGCGCATGGGCGCGAACATCGTCCAGCGTCATGATCTCGAAGCCGTAGCCGCCGTCCTTTGTTTTGAACATCGCCCAGACGTTCACCGGGTCGCCGCGATCTCCGTTCAGCTTCGGGATAAATTTCAGGCTGCATTCCGTGCCGTACTCGGCAATCAGCGTGTCGTTTGAGTGTCCGACTTGTGCTTGGATCGTCTGGATCTCGCCGGAGCGGTATGCAAGATCAATCATGCCTTTGTACCCAAGCTGGAACTGACATTCAAGACGGTTCTGCTTCCCGTTCCAATACGGGATCAAGTATGCCTGCCCAAGCGGCGTGTTCGGCTCCAAGCCAAGCTGCGCGGCAGTCATCATCGCGCCGAGGAAAGATTGCGGTGTACACTGCGCCAGTTTTGGATTCGTGGAAAGCGCGGAAAGCGTGATCCGCGTGAACCGTTCCGGCGTCATAACGGAGGGAAGCGCTTTCTTGATCTCACCCTCCATCTGCTTGATATACTGCTGCATTGTCGGATTTCCGCCGCTCTGTGCCTTCATTGCCGTCTGCGAGGTTGCCTGCTGGATTTTGTTCATGATTCTTCCTCCTGTTTCATTTCTGTAATTTTGAATGGCCGGGCCTGCACCGTTTTATAAAACGGCGTCAAATCGATATCCGGGTATGCCTCTTTAAAGACTTTGGGCTGGAACGTCTGCAGGTTTTGCTGCTTCCAGGAGACGTTGTAACCGTTGCAGGCGGCCCGCTCTGCCGTGCCCATGTCGAGCTTGATTGTGTTTTCAATCTCGCGGCTGCGCTCCGCCAGTGCCGCCGCCTGACGCTTGATCTGCATATACTCGGAAAGCAGCTGTTCACGCCCGAACAAATCAAGCTGTTCGCCGTTGCTATCGGCATAAACCGTGCTGATCGCGTCCGTCGTCGCCTCCGAGCCGTCCGGTGCAGGCGGGGTGTCTTCCTCGACGCACCGCCAGAAAAGCTTCTCCGCCTCCATCAGCGCGGAGATTTCCGCCTCGTCGCGCTCGAGCGTGTATGTAAAGAATCCGCGCCCGAATACGAGAACCGCCAAATACCAACGGTCAAGGCCAGTGACAGCCAGATAGTGCACGCACTGGCAATAATATTTCTCTGGGAAATCCACGCCGTTGAACTGCCGAATGTCAAGCGTCGAGGTTGTCTTGCATTCCAGCCCTGCATTTTCGCTGGAAATTCGCCTGTCAATGTCTGCGTGCGCCCACGGATACGCGGGGTTCCGAATGATGTAGTTGCAGCGCCGCACCTTTTTCCCAGACGCTTCTTCAAAACGCTTCGCAACATACTCCTCGAGATCTCGGCCGATCCGCATAGCCTCTGTGTCTTCCTTTTCCGGAAGACGCCCAGTCTTGTCCATCCATACCGTGTACGGGCTTGCAAAGCGGCTCATGCCGATAACAGCTGCCGCGTCACTCCCTCCGATGGACTTTCTGCGTTCCTCAAGCCATTCTTCGCGGCTCATCTTCACAGTGGAGATTGTATCAAGCATTTACTCTACCTCCACAAATTCGCCGCTTTTCAGCTGGTACCATGTTCCAGCCTTGATCTTTTCTCCATCGACAATGGCTGCCTTTACAGCGA